ATTATTACCTGTTAAATAGTAAATCTATTTTTTGTTGTGTTGTCAAGTTAGAAAAATTACCGCCTTGTACTTGAGTATTAACTGTATTAGCATTAATACTTGGTAAGTTCAGTGTATTAGGACTTAAAGAAGTATTGTTTGCAGCAGTTGGAACTAAAGGATTTTCTATAAATGGAAACTCCATTTCTGTTAATGGTATAGATAACATTTGTGCTCTGATGTCCATGATGATTGGATAGGCTACATCCATAGGATTAGCTAATCCAAGTTTAATTGCATTCTCTCTAAATGCTCCTAGTATATCGTTAGAAATATTTATAGGTCTAAATTGACTGTTGTTAATTGCATTAACTTCTACGTTAGATAATCTATCTAAAGAATTTCTTAAACCATCTTGTGATATTCCTAAAGTTTGAGCAGCATTAATATTAATACCTAATTCTTGTTTGACTCCAAACAAAGCTCGATTAGCATTTATGTATGCGTCAACGATTGCATTTGGTTCTATAGGACCACCACGTAAAGCTTCTCTAGTAAACAGTTGTCTAGATTCTCTAACACCTTTTTGATAGTCAGCTACTTTAAAATTCATAGCTCTTTGTGGGTTCACATTAACAGCTCTAAAACCAAAGATGCCTGCAAACTCATCACCAAATTCATAAGTCTCACCACTAGAACTAAACACATCATCACCTGCACCAGGTATTTTTGTAATAACGTCTACAGATTTAATTGATTGATCTAATCTTACTAATTGTTGTGCAGAGAATGGCATTAATGCTTTAACTAAATGTTTCATAATCTTAGTTGCTTTGTCGCCCGGCACATCTTGTGGATTAAACACTTGGAAGCCGTCTCTTGTTTGTCCATTTCTTGCAATTAAATCTAATACTGCTTCACTCCAAATAGACTCAGATACAAATGGTTGACCAAATTCTTTCATACCTTCAAAGACACCAGCTAGCATATCATTCATAATACCATCTTCGTCTGTTTCACCAGCAGCAACTCTGTTAATTACTGTTTGAATAGGTCTAATTAAAGTATCGTATGCATTAGCATGACTAAAATCTACGTATTTAAAGCTACCATCAGGTTGTTTTATAGGTAAAATTGTAGAGTTTTTGGACCATGGGGCTACAAATCTTTTTAATGCCGCTCTCTCGTCCTCTGAGACGTCGTAAAGGGCAGCAAATGCCTCAGCTGTAGCATAAGGAACAGCAGCTGTAGTAGCACCAAAACCAAATAATCTTCTGTATCCTATAGTTTGAAAAGGTTTTACAATAGTACCATCTGCTAATTCTACTGTCTCATTTATCTCTCGTAATGAACGTCTTACTATATTAACTCCTGTTCTTGCTATCTCTGCCGGAAACGATACAAAGTTTCCAATAGGTAATTTTCTTAATGATTTAATAAAGTCAGGTACATAATCATAGTTAGGTATATTATTTTTAACTATGTCTGCTGCTTCGTTTTCTAAAAACTCTTCTGTTAATCTTGCCTCTTGTCCGTTTCGTTTAAAAAATTGTCCTCTTGTAATTCCTGCAGATTGAAAAGCTTTTTCTATTCTTGATTTTTCTACCGCCCAAGAATAAATTTTCCAGAAGTCGTCTTCAGCTGTATATAAATCTTGAGACACAGATTTTAATTTTGATAATGGTTTTAATAATAATCTTAAACCTTTGTCAGACGTCATAGTTTCACCAAAGTTTACATCTTGTAAAAGTTTACTTAGGTCTCCAAGTCTTACGTTACTATTTACAACACCAAGTTTTAAAAGTTTTTCATACAAATCGTTTGCTTGTCTCGTACCTTTTAATGGTGTTTGTAATGCAGAGTAAGCTTGTTTAATTGCAGCTGCATCTGCTGCAGGTATGATACCGTTTGCAGAAGCAAATGCTGCAGCACTTACAAAGTTTCTAACGTGAGTAACTGGTGATAAAATTGTTTTAGCAATTTGTGATAAACCTTTTGGATACAGAACTAAGCTATTGTAAAGTTGACCTAACATTCCGTTGTTATCAAATGCTAACGATGTTCCTTCTAATGCTTTTGCTATACCTGGTGTTGTATATAATTCGTTTAATGGATTAACCGATCCACCTTTAGCTGCAACACTTAAAGTCTTAGCTTGGTCAATTCTTATTTGTTGAAAGTCATCACCAAACATTAATCTTGCTTCATCTTGTGTTTTAGCAAACATAGGTGTCTTACCTGCAGCTTTTAAATCGTCAGATGTTTTAATTAAGTTTTCAAAAAACTCATTACGTCTTACAATCATAGAAAGTTTTGCTGTACCACCTAAAATAGCTTGCATTGGATTAGCTTGTTTACCTAAAAGATTTTCAAATATTTCTTTGTCACCTTTTTTAATAGCGCCTGCAGAAATTAATGCAGAACCTCGATCTGTTACTGCTTCTTTTAATGTAGTTCTATTTACAAAAAAACTAGGAACTTCAAAAATTGCATCAGAAGGTTTATCCATTCTCATACCTTTAGGAAGTCTAGCTGTTTTTAAAACTCTTGAGACTGCTTGTTCTGCTTGCAGCTCTGTCATTTCTTCACCAGCTTCTCTTGCACTAGCTATAAAAGATTTCTTTGCATTATCAATTGCTTCTCTTGTTGGCGTGTATCTCATCCATGGTAAGATACTTTGGTTTTGAAAGATGTCGTATGTTGATCCTAAGTAACCTTTAAATTTAGAACCAAACAAAGTTTTAAATTCTGCAATCTCATCTTTGTTTAATTGTTTACCAAGTTTTGAAAACAGGTCAGACCATCTAGTTCTAATATTAGATAAGCTGCCAAGTATATCTGTAATGACTTCGTTCTTAACATTCATACCTTTAAGTTTAGATACAAGTTTATCTTTTAAACCTTGATCTAATTCACCAAACTTTGCTACACCAAGCTCATCTATTTTAGGATCTCCGGATAACATTAAATCGTTTATTTCTTTTAATAATGTTTTTCTTTCTTTTGCTGTCGCTTGATTAGCTATAGTTCTATACGGGCTAAAAATTTTATCTATACTTTGATCTAGTTCTCTAGATATATTTCTAGCAGCAGCTGCGTCCCCTGCTTTTAAACCTGTAATTAATCTTTCTTCATCAAAAAATTCTTGTGTCTTACCACTTCTTGCCCTGAACCCTGATGCAATTTTATCAATCCATCTATCTAGTTTAGAGTTTGCTACATCTAATTCTTTAGTTCTACTAGTAAGTTTTTTTACAGTAGCACCAATACCACCAATTACTCCTGTGAACAAAGCTCCTTCAGTTCCAAACTTAACTCTGTTTAATAATTCTCTTGTTGCATCATCATCAGTTGCTCTGTCAATTTTTGTGGGTCCACCAATCAAATCACCTAGTGATCCTAATTGTTCTACGTCTCCAACAAATACACCTTCTGCTAAACCACCACCTAATGCACCGGCTATAAATCTATTTGTTTTACCTGCTGCATTTAATTCTTGTGCAGCTTTAGCACCTTTAAGTAAATTAGGATTAGATGCTTTTAAATATTTACCACCTCTTGCAGCACGCATAGCATCATCTGCTACTTTAGATGCAATCTTAAAACCTTTTACTGCAGGAATACCAATATTAACTAACGCCTCTGTAATCTTACCAGCTGTTGTTGCTTCTGCTTTCTCATCAAATTCTGTTAGATCATCAAACCATTGTTCTACTTCAGCAGCTTTACCACTATTGACACCCAGGTCTGTAAGAGTTGCACCTAATGAAAATAAACCTTTAGGTATAGAAATTAATCCTGATACAACTCCAGATAAAACTGATTCTATGTTACCAACATTATTGTTGTCTGAATTAATGTTAACGCCTTTTCCAGGTTCGTTATTTATAAAATCATATATTGAGGCCATTTGTTACCCCGAAAATAAAACTTTTTGATTACCGTCTCCGTCTACAGCTACTGCTACAGTGTCGACGACATAAACTCCTGCTCCTTTATTTTTTGTTGCAGCAATTGCAAAATCTTTGTCATTAGTAAAGTCGTCTGATTTTCTAATGTCTACCATAGTAGTTGCATCGTATAAAACTTCAGGAACTATTCCTAAACTAGATTGAATAGTTGTACTTAAAACATCACTTGTAATTGCACCACCCATATTTTTGGCATTTGAAATTAAATCTTCTGCGAATGTAGTTGATTTATTAAATCCTAAATCTTTGTATGCTTGAGCCATTGTTTCTGGTGTAACTTCGCCGTACTTCATCTTAGCATAGTCTTTAGCGTTTTGTGCATAAGTACCGCCTTTTTCAGCATCAATATCTTTAGCAATTTCAGCTTTAAGTATTGCTGCATCAACCGCATCTTTAGTTTTAGATGGTTTGTCCATAGCTGAACTTATACCTTCAATAATTAAGTTTTGTAATTGACCAGATTTTAACCCTTCTTTTAATCCAATACCTTGAGTATTTAATTGGTTGATCGCTCTACTTGCATTAATCAATGCGTCTCCTGTAGCTTGTCTCCCCATTTTATCAATACCCATAATTTCATAATATTTTTTTCTGTTAGCTTCCATTCTAGATTTAGCTAAGTCTGATGCTGAAGGACCTTCTGGTTCTATAGTAGCAATGTCTTTTCCACCACCAAGAGTTAAGTTTTCTGGCATACCTATTGCTGCTTTCTTTTTATTAATGTCGGATATACCATCTCCATCTGTGTCTTTTGCAGGATCTGATTTTAATGCGTCGTATATTTGTTTACCACTGTAACCAGATATAGCTAAGCCTGTTGGAGAACCAAACATAAATTTAGCAGTAGGTTTAACAATTTTACTTCCTAATTTTCCACCACCTGCAATTGTTCTAAGAACAGGGTCCCCAGCTACAAATTTACCTGCGGGTGCTGTTTCAAAAAATCCTCTTATTTTTTCTTTAGTAGTCAATGGAGCTGGTTGATATTTACCAGCTATACCTTTTCCACCACCTGTAACTTGACCTGCTCTTGATCTAAAAAAATTTGCAACTGGTCGTGCAGCTCTTGCTAAAAAGGGTGCTAATCTTGCTAGTCCCATTCCAGCTAATACAAAAGGAGTTGCTGGTCCAGCATATCCTGGTCTACTACCATCATTATTAGGTTTAACTAATTGAGACATAGACCCGCCATCTTTTTTAGGTTCTCTGATCCCTGACATAACGCCCTCTTTGATAGGGCCGCCGTATCTAAACATCGGTCTATTTAATGGTCTCATTACGAACTCCTAAATGGGTTTTTAACGAACAGTCCCCCGATACCTAATGCAGTTTGTAATGCTGTTGAGAATGGACTCGCTGGTGTAGGTTCTGCATATTGTCCTCCTGCTACACCACCAGCTAAACCAGTTAGTGCAGATCCGTATTGTGATAATCTTCCATAAGGTTCATATGCTCCGGTTTGTGCTGCTTGTTGATCTGCTGTTAATCTTGCTTGTTCTTGACCTTGTCTTAATGCACCAAGAGATCCTAATGCAGAAATATCTTGACCCATACCTGTTCTTTCAAAATTAGACAGACCATACATGTTTTGTGCTTGTTGTCCGTAAGCGTTAGCTAGATTTGATTGCATGTTAGCAATATTACCTACGTTAGTAAAATTTTGTTGAGCTGCTTGTTGTGCTTGACCAAATCCCTGTGCTAATAATTGTGCTTGAAGAGCTGCTCTGTCACCTAATACGTCTGATTGATATTGACCAAGCATTGCACCTTCTCTACCACCACCAAAATTTCCTGAGCCAACTGCTGCATCTCTAATCCGTTGTGCACCTGCTTGACTTTGTTTATCATATTCTGAAAGAGTTGTGTCAATAACTTGTTGTTGGTATGGAGACATAAAAGGTTGGTAAGCTTGTGGCCCAGTCAACGCGCCTAATCCACTTACAGTTGAAGCGGCACCACCTATTTGTTGTGCTCCTAAATTTTGTGCTCCAGCAGCAGCTTGTAAAAAAGGTGCATAAGAACCAACACCTTGTTGTGCTAAATCAATAGCTTTAGTTTGCAATGGATCTTCACCAGCAATAAATTTTCTACCAGTAAAAGTATCGGTATTTATTGGTGCTGAATAAGTAGCCGTTGCCTGTGTTGCAAAATCTTTTATTGCCGGTTCTATAAAATCTGCTATTGCCATTATATCATCCTTGATTGTAACATTTGTTGTTGATCATACATCGCTTGTGCTCCTTCTAGACCTTGAGAGTCTTCAGAAACTTGACCCCCTTGTTCTAGGTTGTTCATTAAATTTTCCATAACTTCAGCGCCTTTATCTATATCGCCGCCTCCTGCATTTCTAACAGCATCCGCGGTAAATACAAACTCATTCTTCGATAGTCTTGCAGGTACATCGTCAGCTCTTTCTTTTCTACCAAGCTCTACAAAACCACCTGTATTTCTATAATCTTTTTCTTTGCCTTCCATATCAAGTAAAGGCATTATTTCTTCTGATACTTCAGTTTCCATGATCCCACCTTCTTGTGCTCCTACTCTTACAGGCATTCCGCCTGATCTGTAATCAAACTTATTATAACCTGCCGGAGTTGTGTATCCTGGAACTGTTGAATCTGGAACTGGTCCACCAGACAATAAACCTATTCTACCACCATCAGCAGCCATCATAGTAGGTTGTTCCATACCTTGAGCTTGTTGTTGCATTACTGCTTGTACAAATTGTTCAAAGGTCATGTCGCCACCTTGGTTTTTGTATTTAACATATTCTGCCATAAGCATTTGTTCTGCTTGTTGTTCAGCTGCACCACCACCCATTTGTAAAAATGCTCTAGGTTGTCTTCTAGACATACCTGCACTTGTTCTCATAAATTCTTCTTCTTCATCTTCAACCATCATGCCATCAGCATATCCAACTCTACCACCATCAGCATTAGGTTGATAAAAATTTTCCATTACAAATTCTTTTCTTGGCATGAATGCTAAATTTTTTCCGCCAGTTCCCATGTAATAATCTCTGGCACTTTGTCTAATACCACCGACATCTATAACATCTTCAATTTCTTCTTCCTCATCATCACCACCACCCATAAAGAATGGAGCTGCGATTGCTGTAGCACCTAAGCCACCCATTAACATTCTAGGTACACTAAACCCTGCACCAGATTTTCCACCCACTCTAAATAAGTCTCCAAGTGAACTAAACTTACCGCCAGTTCCAAGTGCGCTTCCAGCACCTCTAGCAAGAGCCATTAAATTTTTAGGATTAAATCTTCCAAGACCAGCCCCTACACCACCTGACATAAATGATCCACCTAATGCGCCAAGACCACCCAATATAGCTATCTTACCTAGAGGACTTTTAGTAATTTTCTTTAAAGCACGACCAGCTTTTTTTACAATCTTACCTAAGAAATAACCTTGTCTAGGGTCCTGTAAGGAACCTATTCCTGATTGTATTTGTTGTGGTTCTTGCATTCTAGATATGGCCATAATTTTACCTTAATTAATCGTTTTACTTTGTTTTAGCAAACAAATCAAGAGCTGGCATTACAATCTTAACATCTTGAGCCATCTCTTCTTCCTTAAAACCTTTGCTTTCCCAGTCTTTTCTTTCCTTAAAAGTCTCACCAGTCTCCTTGTGTCTATATGTTAGTATAACTTCTTTTGGTTCTATTGTTGGTATGTCTTTATTCATTAGTTTATTACGTCCTTTTTAATGTTTAAGTAACTAACTGCAAAATCAAACGAGTCTGTTGTGCTTGATTGTATAGTAAATGATGACCCACCTTCTACTATTAATGGTTGAGTTAATAACTCTGTTGTTTGATTTGCTGTTAATGCTGCTGATTTAATGGCTGTAATACTGTTGTTTAAAACAGTTACACTTGGCGTACCTGCTGATGTAACCAATAGTGATTTAATGATTATAGTTTCGTTTACCTTTGGATCACCTGTTGCAAAAACAGTTAATGCGTTTCCTGTTGTATCGTTATCCTTACCTACAAATTTATACTGGTTTACTACTGCCATTATTCTAAAAAGAAACTTCTAGCTTCTATCTCCTGTTTTAATTCTTCTTGAAATGTTGTGTTTAATTTATTTATTACTCCATCCAAATCTCTAACTAATGATTGAAATGTAGTTTGTTCATAATCCTCGCTTGCTCTAGTTAATGATTGTACAATTTTTGCCATTATAAAATACTTACTAGTCCTCCTCTTACATAATGTTGTGAATATCCTTGAGCTGTTCCTGTACTTGGATCGTTGTCATATGTTGCTTCTCGAGCAGTTTGTCCCGCAGCATTTTTAGCAGTATTCCCACCGCCGCCGCCAGCTATATTAGCTGCTTGATCATACTTATCACCTGTCACACCTTCCTCTTGCATTCGTTTATTAAGAGCTGCAACTTGTTCTCCAGTTCCACCAGGTTTATCAAATTCTTTTTTTCTTATCTCGTTTCTTTCTATTTCTTTTTTTCTATAAAAATCTAACTTAGTTCTCATTAATTTAGTTTGATTAATAAAATCTAACATTTTTGCATCATAGTCTTCTTCATCTATAACATTTCCCGAAGCATCTACAAGAGCTCCTATAGATGCATCAAAATTTAAACCTCTTTTACCCGCACTTTTACCAAGAGCTTCACTAAGTGAGGTCACTTCTTTGCCGACTCTTTCTCCATAATTTCCAAATGCAGATCTAACATTTAATCCAAAAGGATCTTTATTTAATCCTGAAGTGTTTTCTCCAAATACTGTAGGACCTGTGTAACCCATATTTTGTGCAATAAATGCTTGGTCGTATTGTGGCAGGTTACGGTAATTATCAATTTTTCCTGCCAGCATTCCAATTATTCCTGGTTGAAATCTTGGTTCTTGATAACCATCGTCAATAATACTTTGAGCAGATTGTGGTGTAAAAAAATCTTGTACTTTACCCATCATAGTCATCTCTTGAGGAATACCAATATTTTCAGCTAAAGTTGTACTTGCTTCAGTTGCTGGTCGGTTTTTCATAGTTTTAAAACCTAAAAAAGTATCGGAAGGATTATCAAGTCTGTTTTGTCTATTATCTACAGTTGTTTGATAATCTGTAACTAAATTGCCATAGGGACCAGGATAAGAATTTGCGCCACCTCCACCGCCGCCAGTAAAAGCATTGGTTGCAGGTATTCCAAAGGTTGTTTGAACTTTTTCTACTTCACTAACAGGTGGTTTATATTCATTTAATAAATATTTTTGTTGAGGTCTAAATTTAATCCCTTGATCATATATGTCTTGATCCACTTTACTATAAAACGCTACCATTATCTTCTTCCCCCTGGGTGTATGTCTAATCTAAACGTACCAAGTTTCCAATCTTGACTAGCAGCTGTATTAGCAACTTCTAATGCAATTTGTCTAGCACGTATTCTTACATCCTGTTTAGTGGTTGATGAGGTACATGTAAAACTAGTTGTTTGCTCAGTGCTATTTGGATAAATTCTAGTTTTAAATTTAACTGCAGTGTCTCCTGTCTGCGAAATAAAATCGGGTATAAATCTACTAATTCTCATAATAAATTCTCCATCTCCTCGTAAGTCCGGCATACCCACAACTTGTCCTGTGCTAGCTCTTCTTTGAGTAATGTCAAAATCTCCAGAGACAATGTTTGCAGTAATGGCTGTCACCACTCCTCCTGCATTAATTTGATCGGTCCCTGTTTCGTGTTCATAGTATATTGAACAACCGTTTGTATTTCCAATAACATCATAAGAATCATTGCTGCTATTATCGTAAAAAGTTGCATGGGGTTTATCAAAGACAGCAGAATCTTTCCAAGATGTTCTAGCTAAACTTCCTGTAGTCCAAACAGGTCTTTTGTTTGATGATTCTAAATAGTTATAAGTAACTACTCTATCAATCACATTTGAACCATCTTGTGGGTAAAACCAACTAACTTCAGTAAACAAATTATTTAATCCGCAATTAATTAAATCTCTTGATACGGTATTAATATCGTCATAAACATAGTCTTCTACTAAACAAGGCATTGATTTTAATTGACCATCGTATTTAAAGAAACCATTTTCAGACATCCAATAAGCTGCACCATCAACCTCAATACAAGCATTCTTACCAATCAATCCACAGTTAGTTCCAGCTTGTTCAAAAGAAAAAGTAAACGGTGCACCAACAAAACGCATTAAAAATAATGCGGTGTCAGTCCAAACATATATAGCATCTCTACCTTTAATAGCTCCCATAATTTTAGAACCTGCAGCAAGCTGTTGAGTACCCGCTGTATTGTTAGCTTTAACAGTATATGCATCAGACCCGTTAATATTTTCTTGATCCGAAAATCTAATAAACATATCATCTTGAGTTGATGATGTTCCGACTGTAGTTTCTGTGCCAAAAAATACTAAGTGTCTATCTGGTGTAGATACCAGTACATGTCTAGATGCAGTGGGTGCATTTGCAAGTAAAGTGGCTCTCGTATCAGTGGCGTTTGTTGGAGAAGAGTCCCATTCAAAACAAGCACCGTTATAAATTAAAGCAATTAATTTTGTACCAAAGTTATCTAGTACCCATAAACCTGGGTCTAACGTTACATCGTCTGTAGAAGAATCACCCCATGCCACATAAGACGAAATATTTAATACTGTTGCCCCATTACTGTGTGTTGCTTTTGTAGTTCCATTAACTCCTCTAGCTCCTCCGCTTAAAACTCCTGTAGCTGTATTGTTATTAGCAAAGCTAATGTCTTCTGTGCCAACTCTAATTTCTCCTGAAGTTGGAAAAGCCGTGGTATCTGACAACGTAATTGTGGTGTCGACTGTATTAGTAATAGCTGCAGCTAAAGTTGTAGAAGCAACACCAGAAGTAGTACCACCAAAGTTAGCCGTACCCCAACCAAAGCCACCTAATTGTTGTTCAGGACCTACTGTATAGAAAATTTTTGCTTCAGCACTTCCTACATTATTAGTTGTGCCAGTGGTTTCATTGGCTGTCATTGTTACTGTTATAGTTGTAGAGGTCGGAACGGATGCCGCCATAAATTTTTTATCTTCAAAAGAAGCTGTGCTAAAACTAGAGCCAGTTAAAGTTGTTACATTATCAAGTAAAAGAACATCGTCGATGTTCATTCCATGTGCTGATGGAAACGTAATTGTAACTGTTGGTGATCCATTTACAGTAGAAAAAGTACAACCTGTTAAAGTAACTCTGATAGGAGTAATGTCGTAAAAAGTACCCCCTGAATATACATACAATAATCTGTTGGTTCCAATAGCAGCATACTTTACACCTTTATTATTATCAAAATGATGTAGTGCTCTGGCTGCACCAGTCAATTTGTCTTGACCTAATTGATCCCAACCACCTATTTTTTCAGGAGTGCCGTATCTAAAACGTACATTATCACCATCAAACCATTCGCCTTCAGCGCCTGTTTCGGTGACTTGTTTATTAAATCCTGGAGCAAAGCCTAATTTTTGTAGCATATTGACCTTTTATTATATAATTAAAGCTTTGAATATACTATATTTTATTATTTAACGCCATATCTTTAAAATGCGTCATACCAAATAGCTAGGGTATATCGTTTTCCTTTAGTGACCGGATTAACTTTATGCCAGACCACATCTTTAAAACTAATTATACTACCTTTTTTTGGTTTATGTACTTGTCGAGTTGAAGACATGGCCTCTGAATAATCAGAAGCGGTAACTAACTCACCTCCTTCAAAATCATCATTTAAAAAAAGTATAGATGTTCCTCTGTATATTGGGTAATCTCTATGCCAATCCATACCTTGACCTTCACCCCACTCTACAACTTCCATAT